ACACAAAGACTAGTGCCACATCGGAATGTTTGATGAGGAAACTTGTTTGCGTGTTGTGGAGATTGCTAAAACTTACAGGAGAATCTAAAATGTTACAACACATAAATCGCTTAATTATAATCAACAACAATCATAACGTTATTAATCCACTTCGGAAGCTTACCAACCTCATTTATTCCCTCAACGACCACTGGTGGAATAATCAGATAGGTGATAATGGACTTCCTTCCAACGAGTTACTCTTCCCGACAAAGGTAATGCTTATCGTTACCGAACTCAATGAAGCAATTGAAGCCCACCGTACAGATATGCTGGACGATAAACTGCATGACCGACACGGCATGGAAGTTGAACTCGCCGACGCAGTTATCCGCATCTTCGACCTCTGTGGCGCGTATAAGCTCGACCTTGGTGGCGCTGTGTACGATAAGCTTCTCTACAACACTGAGCGTAACGACCATACAGAAGAAGAGCGTGCTAAAGCTCACGGAAAGAAGTACTGACATGACCAGCCTCAGCATAATGATTGAGCGCATCCACGCCCTCGCTGGAACAAGCGACCTTACCGAGTGGGAACACGGCTTTGAGGAAAGCATCTGGACAAAAACTGCTCATGGTAAAAACACAACTTCGCTCAGCGACAAGCAGGTTGAAATCATCGAGAAAATTTTCAAAAAACACTTCGGAGATTGACATGAACAAAAAGCAAGCACAGCTCCGCACCATAGGTATTACGCTCGCAATGGTGCAGAGCGCGGTAAATGAACAACTGAAGCAAATCGGCATCGAGTTGCTGGAACCCCTTGTCCTCGCTGTAAAGGAAGAGGAAGTCCGCAAGCTCGTCGCCAAAACAATCCGGCAGTCTGACGCATGGGAGCGCGAACATGCTACAAAATAATAAGCCTTGGATACTCAACATCGGATGCGGCACTCACAAAATGCCTGACGCATGCAACCTCGACATTAGTGAAGCGGTAAACCCTGATGTATGTTTCGACCTCGAGAACTGCGCATCCGTACCCCTTCCGTTCAGCGACAACACCTTCAACGCTATCCACGCTTCCCACACCCTCGAGCACATCCGTAATATCCTCCCGCTGATGCAGGAGCTCTATCGGGTTGCAAAGCCTGGAGCATTGTTAGTCGGCCGAGTTCCGTACGGCTCTCACGATTGTGCGTTCGAAGACCCTACACACGTCAGGCAGTTTATGCTCGAAAGTCCGAGTTACTTTAGTCAGGCGGCGTACAGTAAAGCCGACTATGGTTATCGTGGGGACTGGGCGGTTGATAAAATGTTCGTGTGTTTTCCTCAGGAAGTATTCCGCCAAGCGGGAGATATGAAGAACCTGAAGGAAATGTTCTACCGCCTCCGCAACACAGCCACCGAACTCATTTTCGAGTGTCGCGCCGTCAAGCCGCTCCGACAACCCCTTGAAGCCCACAAACAAGATGCTTCCGTTACTCAATTCATTGCCGAAGGAGATTACCGTGTCAACCTTAACCGTACTTAACTGGAAAACATCCCCAGACTTCATTCACTTCCTGCAGTTTGAGTTTGATTTTAACATGGCTTCACCTGCCGCAAAAAAGCAGGTGATGACACTTCTGCCGCTGGCTGTGGGTGATAATCGCATGACAGGTTCCATCAGCAACGCTGTCTTGCATGAAGCCCTCGCCCTCTGGAACCGCCAACCGCTGAACCACTACTTCGAGCGCGAGGGAAATCGTTGGCGCTATCTCGGCGCGAACTTTGCTAAAAGCCCGACACACCTCCAAGGCTTCCAATCCACTCGTTACGGCAAACTCCGCCACGACATCAAGGTCGGTTCGTATTGCAAGAGCCCAGTTGCTGAAGTTATGGCTTGACAACCTTGTGGGCGTATGTGATAATAAATGGGGCGGATAATTCCATCCACCCTTACTAACGGAGCCCTACACCATGAGAGCGAAACACATTTTAGCTTTAATACAAAACGACTACACTACCGTTGAGGTAGCGTACAACAAAGACTCAACCAACACTTACACATTCAAGGCACTCAAAGCTGATGAAATTACTGCGAATGATTTGGTTGTTGTCCCTGCAAATACAAAATTCGATTACACAGTCGCCCAAGTCGTTGCTGTGCACGATGAACCTCAAATCGACACTTCCGCCCCCTACGATTACAAGTGGATTGTAGGTAAGGTTAACTTAAAGCGTTACGCCGCGATTGAAGAAGTCGAGGCACGCTTCGAAAAAACGCTCCGAATGATTGAACGCAAGCGTGTTCAAAATTCGGCAATTCAAGAGTTCACGAGCGCGTTCCCCGAAGGTTCTGCCGAGCGTATCGAAATTGATAAGCTTATGTCGGGGTATTCGTCACTGGCTCAAATCGAAAGCCTTGAAACTAAGGAGTAGTATGGACAGCCAGCAACTAAATGATTTACGCACCAGAGTGCTAAAGGGCGAACCTGTATCGAGGGAAGACCTCGCCGCCGGTATTGCCACCCTTCGGCAAGGGCGCGTTTCCGCCATGAGCACAGCAAAGAACAGCAAAGCAACCAAGAAAACTGGTGAAGCCGCTGTTGCTGAAATGGATGATATTCTCGGAACGCTTGGGTTATGAGAGCGTTCTGCTTCTTCCTCATTTTAGCTGTTATCGCTGTTGGCGTTGCCATTTACATCAGCATCTGGGAAGAGTGTCGCATCTGGCACTCTTTCCTCTACTGCCTAGTTTCTTTAGGTTAAGGAGTTACTATGGAAAAGTTACCCTTTCCGGAGGTTATCGACAACACCTTCCGCGAAACATTTACGCTCTGCCATCAGAAATTTTTTCGGCAGGCAATTCAACGTCAGGTTTCTGACATTCCCAACATTCACCTTCACGCCGGTGGGAGTTTTGCCCGAGGTGTTGAAGTAACGAGGAGAAGTTTCTATGAACTCGGCAAAGGAAGTACTGAGTCAGTTGCACTTGGACACGCCGCACTTATCGAGTTCTACGGAACCTTCGATGCCGACAACGGATACCTCGACCACGCCAAATCCCTCGCCAACATGCTCCGAGCCTTCGAAGACTATTTCTTCGAGTATCAACTCGACAAAGACGAGTTCGTCCCCATGGAGATTGAAGCTGGCGGTAAGCGAGGCATTGAATTTTCTTTCGCCGTTCCACTCGCAATCAACCATCCCCAGACGGGCAACCCCATTCTGTACGCTGGACGGTTCGATATGCTTGGAAAGCGAGGCGATACTCTCTGGGTCATCGACGAAAAGACTACTGGCCAACTGGGTACGCACTGGTCTGAACAATGGGACCTTAATTCTCAGTTTACAGGATACTGCTACGCCGCTAAACATTACGGCTTCCCTGTCGCAGGAGCAATCATCCGAGGCGTTGGCTTGCTGAAAACAAAAATCACCCACCAGCAGGTTATTATTTACAGGCCGGATTGGATGATTAACAGATGGATGACGCAGGTTCTGCGTGATGTGAAAATGATGATTGCGCTGTGGGAAGTTGACGAGGGTGATGGAAGTCAGTATGATTATGCACTGGGTGGTGCTTGCACCAGCTATGGTAACTGTGCATACAAAAAACTCTGTATGAGTCCGAATCCAGAAGACTGGCTTGCTGTTGGCTTTAAGAAAAGCGACTGGTCACCTCTACACAGGGAGGAATCATAAGCTACACCCAAACTTGGTTCGTGAACGGCGAGTGCTTTGGTTCATCCCCTGCACCACTCGAACCCTGTCACGGCTCATACTACCCCCCACGCAGTATTGCCTATTTCGACCACAATACAGGAGAAATTTGGGGGCGGCGCATAATCACTGACAGTAATGGTGTAATGCAGAAGTGGATGGTATATGCTATCCCGCAGATTAAGGACAGTTGGTATATCCCCGAAGTACCTGGCTCTATGTTACAAAATTGGAACTGGAAAGTTCCACTACCCCACCTTCCTTACGAACTGCTTGTAAGGGAGTTTCTTTTACATTTTAAGGAGTTATATAATGAGTATGCCTGATGTTCCAAGAATGCCCGAAGCCGCGCAAGCCCTTGATAACCTTGAGCGCGCAGTAGATAATTATGAAGAGCTGACTGAGGAATTGTACCAACGCCTTTCAGTGGTACTTAACACTAGCTCAAAGCCGGTTTTCTCTAACAAGTTGGGTTCTGAAGCGCCAGCACCAGAAACCTTTCAAAGCGAGTTAGCCAACCGCATTGACCACCGTGCGGTACGCCTCCAAAATGCCAACAACCGCATTCGCGGCTTAATTGACATCGTTGAGGTGTAATTTAGCGCTTGACAAACTGCATTGATGGGGTGATGATTGGTTTATTCTTCATCCCATCTTCACCCCTCACACCTCTGGAGCCTCATATGCTAAACTTCCCGCTAACCAGCCCTTTCGCTGACCGCGCATTACACGCCGCCCCTGGCCCGAAAATTCTCCTCATCGGAGGAACCGGCGCAGGAAAAACTCACAGCATCCGAACACTTGTAGATATGGGACTTGAAGTTTTCGTTCTATTCACAGAACCTGGAATGGAAGTTCTTGCCGATGTACCAGTAGACAAACTTCACTGGCATTACATTTCACCCTCCTCCCCCGATTGGGCGGATATGAAAGATTCTGCTACCAAAATCAATACCCTCTCGCTGAAAGTCATCGCTGGCATGGAAGACATTAACAAGCGCAAATACAGCGGCTTTTTGGATGTTATTGATGCACTCAGCAATTTCCCCGACGACCGTACAGGACAGAAATTCGGCGGCGTCGACAGTTGGGGAGCAAACCGCTGTATTGTTATCGATTCCCTCAGCGGCCTTAACATCCTCGCCATGAATTTAGTTACAGGCAGTAAACCCGTAAAGTCAATCGCTGACTGGGGCATGGCAATGGACAACCTCGAACGCCTTATCGTAAAGCTTACCACCGACGTTTCCTGCCCAATGATAATGATTGCGCACACCGAGCGTGAAACCGATGAAGTCACTGGCGGCACTATCCAGATGGCGGCAACTCTCGGTAAAAAACTCGCCCCACGAATCCCTCGATTTTTCTCTGACGTAATTAACGTCCGCAGGGAAGCAAAAGAATTCACATGGAGCACTATGACATTCGGCATGGATTTGAAGGCGCGTAACGTCCCCCTTGCCGATAACATCCCTCCCACTTTCCGCCCCATCGTCGACTCGTGGCATGGCAAGCTAAACGCCGCGCACAGCGCCCTCAGTTCCATCGTCGATAACACCCAACCTGCATCAACCGAAACCGCTTTAGCTTCATCCCCGAACACCGCGCAGGTATAGTGTCCTTGTAGGGCGCACTTTACCTGTCTGTGTAGTTGATAATGGTGTAACTTAAAATCTCCATAACTTTCTGAAACCATAAACAAGGAAACAAGCAAATGGGAACCTTTAATAAAGAGCAATTCGAACAGTCACAGATTACCGGAGCCAATAGCACCGAATACGTCCCGATACCAGCAGGTGAATTTCCAGCTGTCGTGGAAAAGCAAGCAATTCGTGTTGCTGACAAAGGTGGTTATGTGATTCTCGATATCACTTGGAAAATCGACGATGCTACAGTTGCTTCTGAAACAGGCATCGCCAACCCCACCATTCGTCAGTCAATCTTCCTCGATGTTAATGATGCTGGTGGTCTTGAGTTCGGCAAGGGCAAGAACGTTGGTCTTGGTCGGTTGCGTGAAGCAGTCAACCAAAACACTGACGGTCAACCTTGGTCGTTCCAAATGTTGGTTGGTCAGGTTGCGAAAATTCGTGTCGACCATCGCGCTGACACAAAGACCGAGCCTGGCAAAACCATCATGCGCTCAGATGTTGGGGGCGTGACTAAGCTGGCGTAAGAAAACGGTTGCTCGCTAGTGTAATGTGCTAGTTGGCTTTTCCGAGAAACCTTGCGCGCTCACCAATGGGATTGCAGGGTTTCTGCAAAAAGCTAATTATGATAGAACTTCCAAAATACATAACACACCCCGACCTCGGCTTTATCGAGGTTATTTCCGCTGGACACTTCCCCGACACATTTATGTGCAGGATAGGTAAAAATGATTTTCTTTCTGAAATGTCGTACAAAGAACTTACTAAAGGAGTAACTGATGAGACCGGTATTAGCAAGCGAGATAATAATTGAAAACCGCCAGAGGAAAGAATTCAGCGAGAAATCCCTCGCAGACCTCTCGGCGTCAATTCAAAGGCATGGACTCCTTCACCCCATCATATGCCGTGAGGGTAGTGAGGGCGTGGTACTGGTGGCAGGGGAGCGTCGACTACGCGCGATGCAAATGTTACTGGAACTTGACATTGCCATACTCTGCGATAAAACTGCATATTTCCGAGGAACTGTACCAGTTACATTTCTCTCTGAGCTTAGTAGCGAGGACGCTTTCGAAGCCGAACTTGAAGAAAATACGCAGAGGGTTGACCTTACGTGGCAGGAGCGGGCAAATGCAACTGCCGCTCTCCATAACTTTCGCGCCAAACAAAACGAGGGAATTCAATCGCAGACTATTAAGGCTACAACGACTGAAATCCTCGGTGAAACTGCAACTCGTAATGACGAGTTGGGAATCCGAGATGACTTACTCATCGCACAGCATCTCACTGATGAAAACGTTGCTAAAGCGGGGAGCAAAAAAGAAGCCCTTAAGATTATTGAAAAAAAGGCCAAGGTGGCACACCGTGCAAAATTGGCTGAGCAATTCGACACCACTCGCTCGAAACATAAACTGATTAAAGGAGATTCTCTTGAACTACTCTCTTCCCTCGAATCAGGCACGTTTGATTGTCTGCTCACTGACCCCCCTTACGGAGTTGACGCGGATAAGTTTGGAAGCAATTTTGCCTCCGAACATACCTATCATGATTCTTGGGAATATTTCTGTGATATTTCACGAACTCTCGCTACCGAAGCCTTTCGACTATTGCGTGATAACTCCCACGCATATGTATTTTGCTCGTTCGAAGGCTTTATTGTGCTTGCCGAAAACTTTGCAAATGCTGGATTCCGTGTGTGGCCTCAACCCCTTATTTGGAGCAAAAGCAATGGTAATGCCCCTTGGGTTAGCGAGGGACATAAACGCACTTATGAGTGCATCATGTTCGCCAGCAAAGGGCATAGAGAAATGAATGTAGTAAAGCCGGATGTTATAATCATGTCACCTGACATCAACCGCGACCATGCGGCACAGAAGCCGTGGCAACTCCTCGCAGACCTTCTCGGCCGTTCCACCAACCCAGGTAATTTAGTCCTCGACCCTTTTGCAGGTAGTGGAAGTATTTTTCCTGCTTGCGACGCATCCTCCTGTCGTGCTGTGGGCATAGAGCGCAGTGAGGAATCTTTCAACATTGCCCTTACACGTATGGAGTCTATATTATGAACAAACACGAAACTGAAGCACAAAAAGACCCACTAAACCCTCAAAAAATTATAGAAGAAGAGGCTCTTGATATTCCAGCATTCCTTAAAAAACCCTTTACAGTTTTTGCAGAAGCAGAAAATATTGTCAGTGGCGACAGAGAAAAAACTTACGGCCATCCCGCAAAAAACTTAGAAGCCACTGGCATTCTCTGGCAAGCTCACATCCTTGCTAAATACGGAATTTCTATCAACATTACTGCTGAAGATGTTGCTTGGATGATGACTCAGCTTAAACAAGCTCGAAACATGCACATGCATAAGCGCGATAATATTGTCGATGGGATAGGGTATATTGGCCTTGTCCAAAAAATCCACGATTTTAACTACGCCCCTGCCAAAACCGCCACAGAGATGCACATTACTGGCTTAGGCTTACACACTGGTCGCATTTCCGTAGGTGTCATGGGTGATGGTCATATCCACGAGGATTTATTAAATTTTACCGGAGCTAAATCATGCAACGAAAACGCCACAGCTTCCTTGAATCCATCCTCAGCACAGCAATCGGATTCGGCATCTCCCTCGGAGTCCAGCTCCTCCTCTTCCCAAGAATAGGCATCCACATTCACCTTAGCCTAGACCTCTTTATTACAGGGGTCTTTACTATCGCGTCTATCATCCGGCAATACTGGATGCGGCGACTCTTTAATTGGTTACACGTAAGGGGAATTTTGAAATGATTAGCGGAGCCCTACAAAGTAAGATTTTAATTGTTGGTGATATTCCAGGAGTTGACGATGAAATTACTGGAAAAATATTTCAGGGGACTGCCGGAGCTGAGCTCAGAAAAATGCTCAGCGAAGCCGGTATTGTATTCGAGCAGTGTGCTTGTACTAATCTCTTTAGTTTCCGGCCGCCAGATGTTGAAGCGTATTTTGATTTTAAGAATAAGCGACCAATCGGAAAAGTGTGCGAGGAAATGCGAGCGCGTCTTATTCAAGACATTGAGACAGTCAAGCCAAACTTAATTATCGCACTTGGAGGATTAGCGCTCTGGGCACTTCATGGTGACAGTGCCATTAGCACATGGCGGGGGTCTCTACTCAGTTTCAACGGAATAAAGGTAATCCCCACTTACCACCCTTCCCAAATTAACAGAATGTGGGAGTGGCGGGCATTCGCAGTCCGCGACCTATCCCGCTGTGCCGACGAATGGCAATCACCAGAGTTTAATTGGCCGAAGCGCAATTTTATAATTCGACCGAGCTTCAGTCAAGCCTACAACAAACTTGGTGATTTATATGCTATGGCAGAGCGGGGTACCTTAAGGCTTTCTGTCGACTTAGAAACACGACTCGGTTATACTGCTTGTATAGGTATTGCTTGGAGTAAATCAGATGCTATTTGCATACCCCTGATGTGCGTAGAGCGCCCTGAGGGGTATTGGACACTCGAAGAAGAGCATATGATGGTTACTAAAATTCAGTGGCTCCTCACCCACAAAAACGTAAAAGTCTGCGGACAAAACTTCCTCTACGATGCCCAGTATTTTGCTAAGGAAAACGGCTATGCACCTAACCTCACTGATGACACGATGTTCATGCAGCATGTACTATTCCCAGGCCTCCCGAAGGGTCTCGATTTCCTTGCTTCAATGTACTGCGAGAAGTACGTCTATTGGAAAGGGGAGGGGAAACACTGGGATGCCACGGTTCCGGAGGAGCAACTTTGGGAATACAACTGTAAAGATGCCTGTTACACGTTTGAAATCTCAGACGTACTACCCGCTATCCTCGAAGCTTCAGGACTTACACCACAGTATCAATTCCAGATGCGGCTTTGGTGGGCCGCCCTCCGAATCATGCTCAGGGGTGTTAGAATCAACCTCCAATACCGACAGGAATTGGTCACGACTCTTATGTATGAAATTGGTCAGAGAACTGAGTGGCTTAAGGCCGTTATTGGACACGACCTTAATCCTAAATCACCCAAACAGATGCAAGCTTTTTTCTATTCCGACTGCAAGCTCCCCGTCCAGCGTTCCCGAAAAGGAATAAGGGGAATAACCTGCGATGATGAAGCGCTCGAAAAGCTATCGCTGATAGAACCTGTGGTCGCTCCAGTCTGCAATGTCATCCGTGAGCTCCGCACCCTCGGAGTTTTCCTCAGTACCTTTGTGCTCGCGGGACTGAGTTTTGACAAACGCATCCGCTCTTCCTTCAACCCCGCCGGCACAGAAACCTTCCGATTCAGCTCTTCAAAAGACGCCTTCGACAGCGGGTGTAATCTCCAGAACATACCAAGGATTCCAAATGAAGAAGACCCTGACGTACCGTCAACCAAACTCATTTTACCAAATATTCGCAAGCTCTTTTTGCCAGACCCTTCTCATACCATATTCGATGTAGACTTGGCAGGTGCAGACGCACAAGTTGTGGCTTGGGATGCTGAGGACGAGGGGCTTAAGGCCATATTCCGGTCAGGGCAGAAACTTCACGCTGTCAACGCGAAGGATATTTTTGGAGGTGACGCCGGTGTTGATGGGAGAACGGAACCTTACTACACTCGTGCAAAGACAGGTGTTCACCTTACTAACTACGGCGGTAAAGCTAGAACTTGCGCAGTTGCGCTTGGTATCACGATACATGAAGCTGAACGCTTCCAGCGTCGATGGTTCGACCTCCACCCTGCAATTAAAGCTTGGCATGACTATATTGAAAATGAGCTTCAGACTAAGCGTCAGGTATCTAATAAATTCGGGTATCGACGTTTTTACTTTGACCGCGTTGAGAATTTACTTCCAGAAGCTCTGGCGTGGATTCCACAAAGCACTGTCGCAATTGTAACTAACAAGCAGTGGGTAAAGATTGAGAATGCAATTCCAGAAATCGGCATCCTCATGCAGGTGCATGATTCCCTTGTGGGACAGGTGGCAACCCCTCTATGGGCTGGCGTTAAACCCCGACTGAAAGAAGAGCTTCGAGTCATCATCCCATACGCTGACCCACTCATCATTCAGTCCGGTCTGAAAACTTCTACTGAGTCTTGGGGTGCGGCACAGGAGGAAAAATGGTAATCGAACATTTAAGAGTAGCTGCCGCAAAAGCTGCTGAAAGTTTAGCTTTTGAACTTAAATCCTTTTACGAAGTTGAGTTTGAAAGGCCTCTCGAACAACCTTTCTCGACTCAGCACCTTCACCTCATCGCAGACTTTCTATGCCCCTGCGGAGTTATGCTTCGTGAGCATCTTTATTGGAGTTATGAATTTAATTACCAAATACGGCAGGAATCAGAAGCCCACCTCTTTTACGATTTCGTTGCCAGCGAACTAAAAAAACACCTTGAAGAAGAGTTAAAAAGAGCATAAATGGGGCGGAGTATAGATTAAACACCGTCCCATTAACTTATCGGGTATGGTGTCTTGCAAGGGTGTTGAATAACGTGTAACAATGGCGTTATTACGGCGTAGCAACGCGTGTGCTACGGCTTTACATATGATGGGGTGCATGAACATGGTTGACCGCCTTAACGACTTAACAAAAGCTGAGATAGACACACTCAGAATTGAAATAGCCAGTAGAAAGAAAAAGTTGGTAGAGCAACCTTGCTTGTTTTGTGGAACAGTTGTATCTATGCGCCCAGACCAGAAATACTGTTCTGGTTCTTGCAGGGCTAAAGCACATAAAGAGCACACCGTTCTGCTCTATCACAAACTTCTCCACGAGCGTCAGGTGTGGACAGAAGAACGAAAAAACTACATAAAAGAAATAGCAAATCTTCGTGCCAAGATTCTTGCTTTAGGGGGCACACCATGAACTTACCAAAAACCGATAACCACACACCAGACTCGCCTACACACTTCACCACTCTCTGTGTAGGGGAGTTGCATGGCTAGACGACATACAAACTGGTTAAAGGGTTTTGTGGAGTATGCTTCCTTCGGCGAAGCGCCGCTAAAAATGCTGTTTTGGACAGGTGTTTCAACAGTATGTGGTGCTTTGCGTAGAAGGGTGTGGCTGGATATGAAATACTTCCAGTGGGTTCCGAACATGTATATTATCATGGTGGCACCTCCAGGCATCGTATCAAAATCAACCACTGCCAATGTGGGGATGAATCTCCTCCGCCGCATTGACGGAGTAGCGTTTGGCCCTGACGTTGTCACATGGCAGTCGCTTGTTGAAACCCTCGCGAAATCCACCGAACTCGCGCTCGACACATCGACAGGAGAGTATCTCCCCATGTCCTGCATCACTATCGCCAGTGATGAATTTGGCACTTTCCTCGACCCAAACAATCGTGAGATGGTTGACGTGCTGGTGTCGCTTTGGGATGGTAAGAAAGGAACCTTTCAAAAGCAGACGAAAATGTCAGGGAATGATAGTATCGAGAATCCTTGGATTAACATAATCGCCTGTACCACCCCCAGTTGGATTTCGGGTAACTTCCCTGAGTATATGATTGGCGGCGGGTTTACCTCCCGCTGTGTGTTTGTGTATGCAGATAAAAAACGTCAGGAAATTGCATATCCTGATGAGAATGTTCCTGAGGGTTTCGGTCAAATGCAAGAGGATTTAATCCACGACCTCGGCATCATCGCCAACTTAATCGGGGAGATGAAAATAACTGAATCGGGCCGTGAGTGGGGCAGGGCTTGGTATACCGAGCACTACAAGAATCCCCCAACGGGCTTAGACCTATCTCAGTTCGCTGGTTATCTCGCCCGAAAGCAAACCCTCATTCACAAGCTGGCAATGATATTGAGTGCCTGTGAACGCGACACCCTTCTCATCACCGAACATGACCTTTCTTTTGCTGCAGAATCAATCAGTGCCCTCGAAGCCGATATGCCAAAAGTATTTGCGCGCATCGGTCAGGATAAAATTACAAAAGGCACTGCAGACATTATCGAGAAAGTTACTGTGCTTGGCCATGTTTCTAAAGGTGAACTTTTCCGCCACTTCGTCAGAACCCTTAATTATACTGAGTACGACCTTGCCATAACCGGTGCGGTTAACTCAGGTATTCTGATGCAAATTCAACAAGCAGATGGAGTTTATTTAAGGGTGAAGCCAAATGCCAGTAACTAGCATGTTCCGCGACCTCGTGAAATATCTGAAGGTGTGTTGCCCTGCAGAATATATCCGCCTTACCCGCAAAGAGCCCTCCGCGAGTCTGGCAGAGTTCCTCGGCGTCCATGTACGCACTGTTCGTTACTGGCGCCGCAATGTTGCCAAAGGCCGCATCAAGTGCGAGTCCTGTTCTAATTGCCCTCGACGTCCTGATGCGGTTCCGATTGAGCTCCCTCGCCAAAGGAAGCGTCCACCTCAGAAGCCAGATGCCTGACGTTCCGTGGTACACGACCAGCTTCTTTATCGCGTTGTGTCGCTAGATGCTCGCGGTAGCTTTTGTTAAGTTGCCAAGGCAACAACTTCAGTTTTGCATCATGAACACTATCGTTAAAATCAGCAATTTTAGCAGTTACGTCGGCAGTGAATTCCCTGTCCCCTTGGTCGCGGGATTGGTTGTAAGCGGCTTGTAAATTCATGCGTTGAGTTGTCCAGTAGATAATCGCTTCGGTCTTTGCCCAATTTTGCTCTCTTACTTCATTCAGTCCCGTCGGGGTAAAACCGAGCGCCTTGCCAGCAATCTCTGCCGTCGAAGGTTGATAAACTTCCTCCCCTTGTTTCCCCAGAACTGCATCGTCCTGCGACCATTGTACTGCTGAAGCAATATTACCCCCAAAACCTGGGAATTGCGTCATATTGCGCTCAATGCTTTTCCCTTTACCAATATCAAGTGAAGTTTGCAGTGCCCACTTAGCCATACTGCCTGTAACACCAGTTATATTCAGTAGTGCTTTCCCTGCGAGCTCTTCAGCTGTTTGTGGTGTTGTTGCGGCAATGTCGGTACCTGGAATTGGGTTACCATCCCCTAAGCTTCCGGACACATCATACCCTGCCACATCCCCGCCCAAACCCCTCGACCAGTATCGTGGATTGCTTGCCCAATGCCAAGCCGGTGTATCTGTTGCATCTCGAACTCCCTCGCGAATCATTTGCCGCGCAGTCTTTCCCCACATACCCATGAAGAAAGCGTCCATAATATCCAACAGATTCCCTGCGAACGGAAGCGCTTCATATCCCCCAAAAATCAACAGCATCAGCAACATACGTTGAGTGTGACTAATTTTACTTTTCGGCGCTGGGGTGCCCAACAACTCTGCGCGACGTTTTGTTCCGAGCGTATACCCACCCATAGCATTAAAGCTGAGGTGTTCTGTAAAGCTCATGAAGATTGTGGCGAGCGGAATTAGCGGACTTTTCGTTCCACGCATAATTGCTGGTCGATTTGCCAGAGTGTAAGAGTTTTGCAAAAGGTCTGTTTGTTTTACGGCCTCTAAATACACCGTGTCAAGGTTAACTGGACTGCCGTTTGTTTTTGCATCAGTCACCATCGCATTTACAACTGCGAGGAAAGTCACTCTGCGGGTGTATTGTTCTGCCAGCGTAAATGGAAGCATCCCCCCATCAGCAACTGTCTGGAACACGCGGCTGGAGTCCGCCGCCCACCTTGACCGATTTGCCAAACGACGAGTTAGTCCGGCTGTCGCTGCCGCACCCAGATGCGCCGCATAGCTCTGAATCAAGAAACCTTCCTTAATAGCCCTATCATAAAGCGCTGCAATTCCTTCATCCACAACGCCTTTTGTAAGTAACTGTGTCAATTGTTTATTCGCTTTTATAAACGCAGCATTCCCTGCCAAATCTCCATACTGACTAGACAGTGCAGAGTGCGTTGTAATAATCCCGAACAGATTCAGCGCTGCAGTCTTCACCCCGCCCCAGAGGTATGTAAGGG